GAGCACGTCGAGCATCGCCCAGCGGGCCACCGTCTTGGCGTCGACCTGCTGGGCCCACGCACCTTCGGCCGCGTCGATGTCGCGCATGTACCGCTTGCGCTCGGCGTCGTTGTGCGCCTTGATGGCCTCGCACTCATCGACCCATTGCTGGCGGGCCGCCGACATGGCAGCCTTCTCCTTCTCCCAGCGGGCCAGCTGCTCAGCCTCGTACGCCGATGCACGCTCGGCCTGCTCCTGCTCCAGCTTCTTGGCCCGAGCCTTGAGCTGTGCGTCGGTGAGGAACTGGCGCATCTCCACCGTCACAGTGCCACGCCACGGCTCGGACTTGAGCAGCAGCTTGGTGCGGGGCGGCAGCAGCGGCAGCTTGGCCAACGCTTTCGGGGTGTCGGGCTGGAACTCGATCAGCTCGGTGCGGCGCAGCATGTCGAAGCGATCCTCGGGCGTGAACACGTCGACACCCGACTTCTCGATCGCCTTCTCCCACTCGGCCAGCAGCTTGGCGTGCTTGACCTTGAGGGCAGCCTCAGCGATCTGCGTGAACGACGGGATGATGCGGCCGTCCTTGGTGATAGCGAGCACGGCGTCGTCATCACCGACCTTGGTCAGCTCGAGGCCGACGGTCAGCGGGAAGTAGCCGACGCGCACCGCATCGATCAGCGTGTCGGGCAGCTTGAGCAGCGAGATGCGATCGCTCACGTACGACGGCGAGCGCCCCACCTTGAGCGCGAGCTCGGCCTGCGTGTAGCCGAAGTCCTTGACGAGACGCTGGAAGGCGTTGCCCTCCTCGATCGGGTTCAGGTCGGAGCGCTGCAGGTTCTCGACGATCATCGCTGCGACACGGTCGCTGTCGCTGATCTCTGCCGTCACCATGCACGGGATCGGGCCTGTCCACTGCTTGGCCAGGATCAGCATGCCCAGCGCGTGGTGGCGGCGGTGGCCGGCGATGATCTTGAACGTGCCATCACCGAGCGACACGACACGCAGCGGTTGCTGCAGGTTGTTCTGGAAGATGGACTCTGCCAGGTCGTCGGTGTCATCGATGACACCTCGGACGTTGTCCTCGGCGGGCACGAGCGAGTCGTACTCGATGAGGGTGTACTTGTCGACTGCCGATGCGGCGTCGATGATGGTGGCCTTGGCCATGGTTGCTCTCCTTGTGGGTTGAGATTCAGAACACGTCGGTCGACGTGGCGGTGTCGCTGGCACCGTCGTTCATGCACTGGGTGCGATGACGGTCGTGTTCGATCGCGTGGCAGTTCGCACAGAGCACAATGCACTTGGCGACTTCGGCCAGGAGCAGGTGCGTGCTGCGCTGTAGGGACGAGCTGACGGTGAATGCCTTGTCGTCGGACGGGTGATGGAACTGCAGCGCAGCGGGATGCGTGTCGAACCCACAGTGCGCGCAGCCCTGTTCGAGCTTGATCTTGTCGAGCAGGTCGCGATGCTTGCGATAAGTGGCGGCGTTCTTGGCGTTGGACCGGGCGCGTTCCTTGTCGATGTTGCGAGCGCGAGATGCACGCTCATGCGCGCGCTGTCGCTCGGGATTGGCCAAGCGCCACGCTCGGGAGCGAGCAACTGCGTTGGCTCGGGCTTCGTCAGAACGGCTCATTGCCCTGTCCTGTTTGGCCTGCACCATCGTTGACACATTGGGTCCTGTGCCTGCAGTACCCGCAGTACCACTTCTGCCCGGCCTGTGCGACGTTGCCGTCACGGTCGAGCAGGTTCCACGCACCGTTGGTCGGGGTGGCACGAGGGTTGAAGATGACCGCACCGACGGGCACGGTGGGATCGGCCAGCTCACGTGCGGGCATCACGTCGGCAGCGACGAACCGGGTGAGGCGCTGGATGCGTGCGATCTCAGCGTCGATTGCCGGGTCGAGGTCAGCGACGAGGAACTTCCACTCGGCGGCGAACGTGCCGAACTCATCGACCGAGTACGCAGCAGCGAGGTCGGCGCTCACGTTCTCCATCGAGAGGTAGGCGACGATCAGCTTGGGCGCACCGAGCACACGGGCAGCGAGCGCACCCTGCATGACGTGGTCATGCTGCGGTCCTTCGGCGTTGCCCTTGAAGTTGGTCGCCTTCATCTTGAAGCCGAACCCACCTTGGGTCTTGAGCTCGACCACGATCTCGGCACGCTCGTGCGCTGGGTCGTGGGTGTAGTGATGGTTGCCGTACGGCTCAGCCACCTTGAGTACGGAGAACGAATCGCTCTGCTCGCACTCCTCATCGCAGGTGGCGAAGATGATCTCGACACCCTCATCGGTGATGTTGGGGATGACGTGCGGTTCCAATCGGATCGGCGCACCACAGTGGATGCACAGGAACTGCACCAGGTCGGCGTGACCGGAGCCATCGACGCCGATGCTGCTCATGTCGATCAGCACCTCGGGTCGCCAGCCACCAGGCATGGCGAGCATCACGTCCTGCAGCTCGTTGTGGATCATGGTGCCGAGGCCCATGCGCCAGGCGCCGGCCATCGTGGTCGGTTCCGTCTCGGGCGTCTTGCTCATGGCGTAGTACAGCTGGCGGTCACACCGCATCGACACCGACGACAGACGGAAGGTCTTGCCCGGCAGTGCCGGTGCCTTGTCGAGTCCGCCTTCGGCGCGGTACTTGTTCCACCACGTCTCGGCGAGGTGCTTGACGACGAGCGGGTTCTTGCTCGGCAGTCGGGGTCCGGTCACCGGTGCCGTCGGCAGGTGATCGATCGGGTCATTGATGGGCATGTGGGCCTCTCTTGTTGGTGAACGTATCCTTCGCCGCAGCGGTCTCGTTCTCTACCTGTAGTCTACACCCGTCGGGCCGTGTCATCAGGAGCAACGCAATGACAATCAACTATCGGGGTGAGACATTTGCTGGATACAACAAGCCCAAGCGGACGCCGAACCACGCGTCGAAGTCGCACGCTGTGCTTGCCAAGGAAGGTGATCAGGTCAAGCTGATCCGCTTCGGTGAGCAGGGTGTGTCGGGTTCACCCAAGAAAGCCGGCGAGTCCGATGCCGATCGCAAGCGTCGGGAATCGTTCAAGGCACGGCACGCTGACAACATCGCCAAGGGCAAGATGTCGGCTGCGTATTGGGCGAACAAGGAGAAGTGGTAGATCGTGGCACTTGTCATCACAGGCATCGACGAGAAGATTGTTCGTCTCATCCCCGAGATCAGGGCAACGCATCACGCATGCACGGCGCGTCATCTGGCGGGCGAGATGCGGATGCATCACACCCACATCTCAAATCGCCTGAGATTGTTGCAAGCGCAAGGAGTCATCGACTTCACGACGATGCCCGGCTCGATCCATCTGGTCGGCACCATCGAGGTGCAGCCGAGCGCAACGACCGATGCGGCTGACGTGATCGACTGGCCCGTGGTTACGCAAGCAGGCGAATCAGCAGCAGCTGCGCGTCCGCCAGCGACACGCCGTACGTCGCGCTGATCGACCGCACCGTGGTTACCCACAGACGGGCGGCCTCGGTGGTGAAGCACTCGCTCAACCCCCACTGCAACGCGCCGTGACCGTCACCGTTGGTGTCGATGCAGGGATCGATGTCACTGCAACGCAGCGAGCCATCTGCATTGAACCCGACGTGGTACGCAGCGGGCCAGCTGCAACGAGCAGGCTCCGGCACCACCACCACCGGGGGCACGGTGGTGGTGGTGGGCGGAACGGTCGTCGTGGTCGTGGTGTCAGGCGGCACCGTCGTGTAATCGCCGGCCATGACAGGCACAGCTGAGGCGAGCACGAGGGCGAGGATCAGGCAGCAGAGTCGGCGCATGCGTCCGACACTACGTCCGTGACATACGTCCGTAGGTGATCCGTTGCAGCCTGTGCCTTCGACGCCACCGTCCACAGCACCTTCGGATCGGCACGCAGCACACGCACCCAGTGATCCAGGTACGAGGCGTGGTCGGTGCGATCGGCGGGCCGCACGTTGTAGCGGGCACACGTGAACGCAGCCGACAGCTCAGCGACCAGCTCCTCCATCGCGTACGAGTCGGAGCCGAAGCGGCCGGTCATGTCACGGGCCAGCCTTGACTCGTGGCCGGTCCAGTGGGCCAGCTCGTGAGCGAACGTGGCGAGGTAGTCATCGGTCGTGTCGAACGCCACGATCGGCGGCATGCTCACTGCGTCGTCTCGCGTGTGGTAAGCGGGCGCACCAACGGTGCAGCGTGCCGGCACCATCGCCAGGTCGAGCCACATCTCGGCGGTGCATGCTGGCCACTCGCTCACGTCGAGCTCGTAGTCCGGCTCACCTGCGTGCTCGAGCTGGGCCTCGTTGAACACGACGAAGCCGTTAGGGATCATCAGCTTCTTGATCGTGCCATCAGGCTGCGGCCGCTCGATGGGCGACCACTTCACCAGGTGCAGACCCTTCTGCCCCTTGGCCACCTGCCGATCCATCGCAGCCCACTGCTTGTACGTGGCCCACAGCTGGGTCGAGTAGGCGCGGTGTGCGCCGGTGATCCAACAGGCCAGCACGTTGCCGCCCTTGTACGGCACGCCCGTGCTGGCGTTGGTCGGAATGGTGAAGCTGGTGCGCCACGGCATCTGCCACGTGTCGACGCCAGCCTCGATCGCAGCGATGATGTCCTCGACCACCGCTGCCATCACGTCGTCTGCTTTCATGCGAACCTCCTCGTGAGCATGTCCATCACTTCTTCGATGAGCCCGTTGTCGAGCTCGATCTCGGCGTTGTTCCTGATCCAGTGGCCGACACGGATCGAGTACTGGTGCACGCGTCCGTTGAGCAGCGAGATCGAGATGGTCTGGTACACCTGGCCCGGCTTGTGGTTGTCGCTGTAGTCGGTGGTGTGCTTGCTGACAGACCATGCGAGGATCGAGTTGAGATCGATCGCTTCACGCGGCTGCGGCAGGCCGTGCACCTGTTCGGCGGTGTAGAGCACCAGCTCGCCGTTGTCCATGAATGCTCCGATGCAACGCATCAGTCACTCCTTTTGTTCGATGAACGTGGCAATGGCCACTGCTGTCTCGCCCATGCGACGGAGCATGGGCACGTTGATGAACCGCATCGCCAACGTGAACGGTTCGGGCAGCTCGTCGTGGATGACATCGACGATGAGCACTGGCACATGTCGATCGCTCGACACGACGATGGACTCCACGTCGACGACGGTGAGCACGTGCTGGTCGGGACCGAGTAGTTCGGCCAGTCGTTCAGGTGTGAGGTCCATCAGTCTCCGTTGCGATCGTCGTAGGCGGCCTCGAGGTGACCGTCGAATACCGGCAGGGGCGGGTTGAGGTACGTGTGCTCGGCATGCTTGAGCGCGGTGATCGCGTCGGTCAGGTAGTCGACGCCTTCCTGCACGCTGCCGAAGAACAACGTGATGCTGTTCATCAGCGGACCGAACCGCACGCAGACGGTGACCGGGTCGGGCCCGATCAGCTGGGCAGTGGGCTTGGTGTCTGCGACACGGTGGATGTTGACGGTGACGTTGGGCATGATGCCTCCCTTGTTTGGGCGCGGCGGCGGTTGCGCGCTGCGTTCTTGGTGCTGTTGGCCAGGCGGTGAGCCTCGATGATCGCTTGCTCGTGGTCATCGATCAGCTCGTACCAGTCGGACCACAGCTCGGTCGGATGGCAGCCGAGCAAGGTGGCGACACGATCAGCGTTGCGTTCCCGCAGCCGCTGACCCTGCCGCCACCTGATGATCGTCTCCCGATGGATGCCGAGTGCCCGAGCTGCTGCCTTGTCCGACTCGTACAGCGCATCGATCCGACGGACCACTGGCGCTGCGTCGAGCAGCAGCTCCTGCATCAGAAGGGCTCCTCGTCAGCGAGCTGCGGGTCGGCCGGCTGCGCGCCCGACGACTGGCGGGGCTGGCTCGGCTGGCTGTCGCCGCCACCCTTGCGGGTGCGGGACATCTCGCACGTCGCCCACTTCAACGATGGGCACACCTCGTCAGCGATGAGGTCGTGCGTGCGAACCTCGACGCCGTCCTTGTTCTCGTACGTGCGGAAGTCGAGGCGACCGACGGCCACGACGCGATCGCCCTTGACGAGCGAGGCGGCGATGTTCTCACCGATGGTGTCCCACACGGTGACGTTGAAGAAGTTGGTCGGTCCGTCGACCCACTCGTTGTTCTGCATGAAGCGGCGGTTCTGTGCGATCGACAGATTGCAGATTGCCTTGCCGCTGGTGGTGAAGCGAAGCTCTGGGTCACGGGTCAAATTGCCCATGACGATGATCTGATTGTCAGCCATGTCATTCCTTTGTTCGGGGTGTGCCGACGTGATATTTCGCTCGCGTTGTCCACGCATCAGCTGACGCGGAGAAGGCGGGATCGTGTTCGAAGAAGGTGTCGATCAGCACCTTGGTGACGAGGTCGATGACCCACAGGTCATCAGCCCCGACACGTGAGCGCGCCGATGCGAGTGCATCAGCGACGTCGTTCTGGATGGAGCGGGGATAGACGAAGCGCGAGTCAGCTGGCATCGTCAGTCCGCTTGAGGGCTGCGTTGTACGCAGCGACGCGGCATTCACGCTTGGTGCGGCGCGGCCCGTAGTCGAACGGCTTGCCGCCGACAGGGATGCCGTCCTTGGTGTGGTGCACCACGTCGGCCACCGACCAGTGCCAGGTGGTGAACCGGCCGGCGTCGTAGCTGGGCACGATGAGCACGCTGATGGTGTCATCGCAGATGGTGTAGAGCTGGCTCTTGCGTCGGAACATCAGTCGTAGTCCCATCTGCCTTGCGCAACGTCGCTGAACTCACCGCTGAGGTCGTCGTCGTACTCGGCCTCGACCTCGCAGTCGTGTCCGGCGTACCATTCGTCGGCGTCGTCGGCGTTGGCGAGGTCGAACACGCGATCGCACTCGGGACAGGTGGTCTTGGGCATCAGTGCTCCTCCGGTGTTGGGCAGCCCTGCTCACCGTCGTCGATGGCAGCGCCGCAGATGTAGCAGTACCCGGAGTCGATGATGGCTTGGTCGATGGCAGCCATCAGCTTGTTGCTGATGGTGACTGTCTCCCATTTGCCGGGGATGCCACCTTCGTAGCTGCGGTGTTGGATTTCAGGCATGCTCATGCTCCTAGCGCGACGGCGATGATGGTGAAGGCGATGATGGTGCAGACGCAGATGGCGAGGAAGGCATCCGGGTCGGGTAGCCGAGACGGTCGGCTCGGTCGAGTGCTCGGAGCAGCACCACCTCGAGCTCGTCGGCGCTGCGCTCGGGACTGTGAAGGTATGAAGGCCATGTCACTGGGCATCCTGTCTGTCGGCGATGTCGGCTGCGGAGGTGTCGTCGTCGTACCAGTGGAGACGACGACCATGGATCAGGTCATCCATCACATCGAGCACGATGTGATGCTCGATGCCACGCCGGATGAACGACTGCTCCAGCTCGTGCTCGGGGTCGTAGTCGAGCGTGGACAGGTCGAGCTGGCGGTTCAGCCAGGGGATGCGAGCGAAGTCGGGCCAGCCCTGCGTGGCGAACCACGTCTTGCACTGCCATGGCTCGACTCCGATGTCCATGCCCAGCCAACGGGCGACGTGGGCAGTGGTGGTGTTGTGTCCGAACTCGTCACCCCACAGGATCGCGGCGTGGCCGGCGAGACAGGCAGCGGTGCCGCAGCTGTTGTGGTTGATGATGTCTCGGGCCTTGTCGATGTGGCCGGTCAGATCGAACCAGTCCATCGTGTCATGCACCCGGGTGGTGTCGGCCTTGATGAACCAGTCGTTCATGTCGAAACGGTCGGGGCCCATCTCGATGAGGTGGTCACGCAGTTCGATGATGCGCTCGATGTGTTCGGCGGTGAGTTGGGTGGTCATGAGTTCTCCAGTGCTTCGGAGCGGTCGTGCGACCAGCTCACGTTGAACAGTTCGCCACGATCGGGGTCGAGCGCATCCTCGCTGTCATCGGGCAGCGAGAAGATGGCCGACTCGATGATGCCGTTGTACTGGGCGCGTGCCAGCCGGTTGGCATCATCCCGGTCCTTGGCCTGGACCGAACCAGTCACTTCGACGGTGTACGTGTGGACCACGTTGAACGTGTGTAGTTCGGGACCGATGAGAGCGACGGTGAGACGGGCGTTGACCCGATCAGTGAAGTCGCGGTACTCACTGCACCAGTCACGGTGCTCGGCCTCGGACTGCAGCTCCTCACGGATGATGGCGAGGTCGGCCTGCCATGCGAGGACGTCGAGCTTGTGCTGTTCGACCTCGGCCTGCAAGGCGCCAATGGTGACCTCCTTGTTGGCCGACCGCTCGACGACTTCGTTGATGCGGGTCATCTGCGTCTCGTTCATGGCGCGCAGCTCAGCGATGGTGCGGTTCGCCTCGATCAGACCCTCGGTCACGTTGTCGGCCTGGATGCGCAGGTTCTGCACGTCCTTCTGGTAGCCGGCGATGTTGGCACCCTGGTTGGCGTGCAGCTGCTCGATGTTGTCGCACCACTGCTCCAACCGGGTGGTGTACTCCACCCACTCGGCAGTGCTGACAACGAGAGCATCGGATCGGACGGGACGGACGGTGTTGTTCACAGGGGAACCTCCTGGGTGTGGACGACGGTCGGCTCGACGCCGATCCATGTGTGGATGGACATGACCTCGTTGGTGATCTTTTGCCAGAGGCAGGCGAGCACGCCCATTTCCCCGGCCTTGGCCTGCAGGTCGACACAGAGATCGACGAGGGTGGCTTGCTCGATCTCGTTGATGTCACTGACGACGACGAGGGTGGCGCTGGTCGAGTTGACGACGATCATGTCGAGGAACGGACGAGCAGCGACGATGTGCAAGCCGAGCAGCTGATCGGTCAGACGGGCGACGTTGCGGAAGTCGAGCTCGCCGGGGGACGGGATGGACATGGGATCTCCTTGTGGGTGAGATGGGTCAGTCGTTGGGCATGTCGGTGATGATCCAGCCAACAGGCGCGCACTCGAAGCGACGCTTGCGCAGACCACCGTCGATGGTGATGTCGATGGAGTCACCGACGCTCATCGACGGAGCCTGGAACTGTTCGATGAGTCGACGAACACGCTTCTGATGAGCATGAGGAAGAGCGTCGATGTCCTCGTCGACCCAACGGATGCGGTTGGCGGCGACGAACAGGTCATCGACGAGCGCGTTGATGTTCTGATCGACGGTGTCGATCTGGATGGCGAACTCGATCGGCGTGTCGCGCATGGTGCCGAGACGGAAGATGGCGATGGGCATGGTGTCTCCTTGGTGAGTTGGCGTCATGGGTCATGTCCCTACGGATTCCGTGGACTGCCCTTGACCTTCTCTCTCCCTCTCCCCAAAGGGGAGAGGGAGGGAGGATGGTGCGAGCTTGCTCGCTCCGACTGGTGGTCGCGGCACAAGCCGGAGCGCCGGCTGCTCGAGGCAACCGAGGCTCCGGCTTGGACCGGGGAGAGCCGAAGCTCAGAAGGGGCTGGAGTACGGGTCGATGTCACCGACCGGCTCACGCTCCGGCAGCGGACCGGCGAGGTCACGGCGGAGGCTGAGGCGCTCCAGCGTGCGGCAGGTGCTGATCGCCGTGGCGGTGCGGTCCGCCTCGTCGCTGTCCCACGTCCAGTCGAGGGCGAGCTTGTCTGCCTCGGCCTTGGTGAGCATGCGGACGATGCCGCCGTTGCCGCCCCACACCTTCAACTGGTTGGGGATCTTCTTGCCCCGGGTGCGCTCGGGGTCGCACCGGCCCTCGTCCACGAACGTGCGGATCTCGCCGGTCTTGCGGTCGGGGGTGGTGTAGGTGCGGGTCGGCCACAGTGCGATGACGGCGTGGGTCTTGCCGTCCTTGGTGAGCTGCGACGGGGGCATCTCGACGACCCAGAGGCGGACGCTGGTCGTGTCGTACGCCTCGCTGGCTGCGACGATCTTGGCCTGCTGGCGCTTGAGAGCGCCCGAAGCCGTGACGCCGTGGACCCAGCTGGTGATGGTGCGGACCGTCTCCTCGATGGCGAGAGTGTCCGAGCAGCCCATCGCCTTCTTGTACGCGGCGGCCATGGTCCCGACGCCGACCTCCTCGTCGGACTGGCTGACCGGGTACGCCAGCTTCGGCGACTGCCACTCGGCGAGGAAGCGGGCGACGATCTCTGACGCTCGCATGTACTGGTCGATCTCGCCTCCGACGAGGCCCGGAGGGACCATGCCTGCTGCGCCCGCAGCGGCGACCAGGTTGTCCGCCTCTGCGTACGAACCGGGGATGGACTCGACGATCTCGTCGAGCGGGTTGGGGTTGGACTTCGATGCCATGGTGGCAACTCCTTCTGTGGGATGAGATTGCGGTTGGTTTCCCCGAGTCGGGGGCAACCCGCACCAACCGGGAGAGGCTGGTGCGGGGAGCGCGGGACTCAGTGGTACCTGGTGGTGCTGCCAGCAGGAGGCAGCGTCGAGACGATCCGAGTGACCGTGACGGTGCGAGGCCGACCCAGGACAGGGATCGTGATGTCCACCTCTGCGACCCGGACAGAGCCGAGAGGAAGAGGAGAAGGAGAAACATCAGAGACAACATCGTCGTCACCGATGAGGCCGAAAGCGGCCAGGATGGAACGGTCGATGTCGGGCGTGTGCTGCATGATGGTGAACCTTTCGTGAGTGGACTCCAGACCGGAGTCACGACCTCAAGCCCCCCACCCGGCGAGGGTGGAGGGCAGTGAGGTCAGAACGGAGGCAGCAAGTCGTTCTGATACGGGACGTGCAGCGCTGCGCCACGAAGGACGTAGACGTTCGTGTGGACTCCGGCAGAGCGGGCCAGAGAAACCATGTTCGCCGTACCCCTGGATTCGGGAAGCGGTCGATCGGTGAACGCCAGCACCAGCGACGGCCGGAGCCTGAGCATCGCCTCGTTTCGCCGATACCCAGCGGACTTGCCGTAGCGATCCCACTCGGCTCGGACGGTGGTCAGCCCTAGCTCGTTCGTGCGGGCGTAGTCACCCGCTGCGGCGTCTGCACCTCGAGCGCCGCCCTCGATGATGTGGAACGCACCGCAACCCTCAGCAGCGAGGCTGTCGAGGATGAGATCGAGAGTGCTGAAGATGCACGCCCGATCGCCGGGCAAGGTCAAGCCCCGAGAGCCGCACACCAGCAACCGGAACTCGCTCTCGACAGCGCTCACGACTCCACCTGCGCTGCCCTACGAGCGAGGACGTCACCATGGCAGGAGTTCGGAGCGCAGTAGCACCCGAGAACCTGACCCTTCAGCTCGCCCAAGCAAGCCAGCAACTGAGGCTGCGAGTCGAGCCAGCGCTCATACTTCGCAATCACGACCGCACGCGAGCCATCACGGCCGATCACGAACGGGTTACCCCACTTCGACGGCCGACCGATGTACACGTCGAACCGAGAATGATGGATGTTCACCACCTGCTTCATCACGTTTTCCCTTCATCAAATGCTGCGAGAACCACTCACGCAGTGGACTCATCACGGCATGGTGCTGGGCGGGAAGTCGTCAAGGGATGGACGAACAGCCCTACCGTTCGTCCACGCCCTTTACGACCCGAAGCCGTCCGGCTTTGCTCGGGCCCCCACTTGGGGTGTGAACCGTGGCACCACAGCCCTTCCGTGGTGGCTCGGGTCACATCACGGGTGGGGTGGGCAAAGACGCCCCTTCCTCAGCGCGGTGATTCGACAGCCCTTCCGTCGAATCGCCGCCCAAGCAACACAGCAGGGGCCAGGCGAGGCCGCTCCAGCGCCATGCCACGATGCGGACACTGTGTGTGTGGTTACGCGTTCCTGGTAGGCACGGACCCGAGTCGATCGCACTCTCGCCAGGCTGCGCGCCAGCATCTGAGACTGTGCGATCGATAGCGGAGCCTCGGGGAGTACCGGCCGATGCCTCGCCCCAAGACGACACACACCGCACGGCTGCGCGCCAGCATTGCCGACGTCGTCTTGGGATTCAGCGGGCATCGGTACCAGGACAAGGCGGGACCAGGCGTGGCCACAGCCCCACCGTGGCCACAGCCCCGCCGCAGAAGTCACAGGGAGATGTGCGCACCGTCAGGGTGTGTGCGGCTCGCCTACCCCCGCTGGTCTCACACTTGGCGAGCCGCACACCCGACGACACGGGGTTTGTCGTCGGCATCAAGCCCTCGGCCAGCTTGCTGGTCACATGGGTTGTCGGTAGAGCTACACGCAGCGGACAGGTTCCCAACCCGCAACGCCAGGAGACGTGAGGCTGGCCTTTGGGGGGTGGTGGGAGGCTGGCCCCCCGCCGGTCTTGGGCTGTCGACGGCCAACGAGACAAGGACGTGAGCACAAGCACGAACAGGTTGCGCTCGCTCTTGGCAGCGCCTCGGAGTGCTGTGCCCACACGTTGGATCGTTGGTCTAGACAGCAGTTCATTACTCATCAGTAGCGGATCGAACGCCGCTGCGTTCGTGGCGGTCCAGCGGCCAAACGCTGGCCAGTGTGCGGGACGCACGGTCTGTCAGTAGACGACAGCCATTCCGACGAGAACCGACAGCCCGGGACGTGAGCGGTACGGAGCCAGGCGGGGTGATGGGGGTTCGGCAGGATCTACGCCACCACCCCATGCGACGAAAGGCAGGCAGAGTGAGCTTGTCAGTGGACGAACACGCAGCACAGGTGGCACTGTCGTCACTGAAACGCAACGGTGAGTTGCGTGCGGACGGCTCCGTCCGGCCGCAATGTGTGGGGTTTCTACGCCGGGGAGGGGTGTTCGTGGCTGTTGTGGGGCATACACCGGCATGTACCTGTAGGCCCTATGCCTATATCTTCGTCCTGGCCGTTTCATGCTCTCACCTGCGGATATTCCCCCCCTGTGGGTGTCTACCGCACGTGTGACCCACTGGTCAGTGCCCCCGTCCGGTTGCCACACCCGGACTCCCGGCCGTGTACGTACGGCTCGACGAGTTCATCTTGTATCGCCTCCCCGGTGACTCTCATCTGACGCCTGAGGTCCGGGTCCTTCTGAGCGTGACACCAGGCAGCGGGGATCTACCCACGTTCCCGTGTGTGCTGACCCGCTCCGTGCGACTGGAGTACGCCCTGTCCGCTTGTCCTCGAGCGGCGCATCTGGCAGAATGGCCAGCGTCTGTAGGTTCCGAAGGCCGTCCCTCTCCAGTTGCCACACTGGGGGTCGAAGGGGCGGCCTTCGTCGTTCACCGTAGCTCCACCTTTCGGGGCCGGTCAATGACCCGTTCGGCTGTCACCCGAATGGGGGACAGACCGCTGAGTACCTACAGGTGTAGACTGGCGGCATGATCTTCACCGACAACTCCCCGCAGCCGATGAACGCCACCATGCTCGAAGATGTCCCGGTCGCCGAGGTCGAGGTCGCCCAGCTGTTCCGGGTGGTCTACGAGCGCGGTGCCCGTTGGAAGGTCGACGTGTACGCCACCTCCCCGCTGAACGCTGCGCAGGCCGTGACGTACGCTTTCTCGTCCGAGACGTCAGTCCGCATCATCGGCGTCATGCCCATGGAGACGAACCGCTGACATGGACGCCGAGGAGGCCAGCAACGTGGCGGCGGCCCGCGAGCGCCGGCTGCTCGCCGAGGAGATCGTGTCCGTCATGGAGGAACTGTGGCTGCCGATCACCTGGGAACAGCTGTGCTTCGACCTGTACGGCTGCGACAGCCACGGCCACCCGCTGACCCGCACTGGCCATCGTGCCTGCTCATGCCCACCCGACTCTCCAGGTGTAGACTCCTCTGATGCTCAGAAAACTGCTTTTCGCCGCCACCCTGGTTCTCACCGGATGCTGGTCGAGCGACCCACCGCCTGACGACGACCTCTGGACCGTCAACACCCAGGAGTACCGCTACGGCGAGCTCGAGCCAGCGCTGTTCGCCTACCGTGCCGTCGCCGCCCACGAAGGCTGGTCCGACGCCGACATCGAGGCGTGGCTCCCGTTCGTCATCGACATCATCGCCAAGGAGTCCGGTGGCTGCCCGGCCGTGCGTGGCGGCACCCTGTACAACGCCATCGGTGACGACTGCAACAAGCCGCACCGCTGGGGCCGCCGATCCGACACCGGCTTCGGTCAGGTGACCCCGGTGCTGTACCGAGGGAAGAACGCGCTGCTGTGCAAGCAGGCCCAGCTGTGCACCTGGCAGCAGATCGCCGGCACCCCGTGGAACTCGATGCGTGCCCTGGTCATCACCGTCGAACATCTTGGCTCGCAGCCCTGGTGTTACAACGCCAAGGCCCGCAGATACCACGACTGCAGCCTCGCTCCGTAGTACCGTCCGCGCATGGCCACCCGCAAGAAACCGAGCGCACCCGTCGAGTTTCCCGATCCTGACGCCCCGGTGGTGATCACCGCCACCATCGCCATCGTCGACGAAGGTGACGTGATGGGCCCCGCCCCCGAGCGCACCGAGGTTCAGGGCTTCATCACCCCGACGGTGGATCTGCCCGTGTTCCCCGTCGCAGCCGACGACGACGCCGAGCGCCGCCTCGCCATCGCAGAGTGGAAGCGTGTCACGCCCCGCTCGGAACGACTTCGACACCCATTCGAGGGGTGAGCCGGATGAGCGACACCCTGCTGTACTGCGGGGTGTCGCTCGTGGTCGGCTTCGTCTCGTTCTGCTTGCTGATCGCCGGATGGCACAGCATCGACCGACGTGCAAGCCACCGCCAGCAGCCCTCTGAGTGGCATGATCAGCGCAGACCAAGGGAGAAGCCATGACCATCGGCTACGCAGTCACACTGCGCAATCAGCAGCTCGACCTGATCACGACTCGCGCCGGCACTTCGGCCATCTTGCGTATCTACTCCGGCACCCAGCCCGCCACGGGTGGTGCCGAGACGACGATCCTGGCCGAGCTGGTGTGCAACGCCTCGGCGTTCGCTCCTGCAGCGTCGAGTGCCGTTCTGACCCTGAACGCCATCTCCGACGACGCCAGCGCAGACGCAACCGGCACCGCCTCCTGGTTCCGCATCCAGTCGTCGGGCGCCACCCACGTGCTCGACGGCACCGTCACCGCCACGGGCGGCGGCGGCGACATGCAGCTGTCGACCACGTCGATCGTCGCCGGTGCGCGCATCTCGATCACGTCGGCCACCATCACCCGCAACAACCCCTGATGCCCGTCGCGTTCGAAACCTTCGACACGACACCGGCATTCACCGCCGTGCTGTCGACGTTCAACATCTCAGGCGGGCGTCTGCGCCCGTCGGCCACCGCGACCGACACCGAGGCGTACTCCAACACCGACATGGGGTCCGACGATCACCACGTCGAGGGGCTGCTGATCACCACGGCCGACACGACCGACGTGTACCACTCGCTCGTCGCCCGCTGGAACGGTCTCGGCACGCAGACCACCGGCACCTGCTACGTCCTGCAACAGAACTTCGACGGCCTGCAGGTGTACTGCGCGAACGCCGGGTCGTTCACGAACCTCGCCACGATCGCCAGCGTGTTCGCCACCCCGGGCGCGTACAAGCTGCGTCTCGAGGTGAGCGGGTCGTCCATCGGTGCGCTGGTCAACGACGCCCACATCGCCGGCTCACCGTTCACGAACTCCACCGTTGCCACCGGCACCAAGGCCGGGGTCACCATGAACAGCGCCACCACCGTGTCAGACTCCGAGTGGGAGTGGATCGAGTTCGGCACACCTGCCGCCCCATCCGACGCGGTCCCGCCGCTCGCGCACTATCGTTCGAGCGTCTACAGGAGGTAGGTCATGCCATCACCGTCCGGGTCGTACGCCGTCGTTCGTCTGAACGTCTCCACCACGACCGCCATCACCGTCATCCAGGTCGCCACCCCGGCCAACTGCGCCATCGACATCGTCCGAGCGTGGGGTGGCCAGTCGAGCTCCACCACGTCGGCCGCCACGGCGATGGGCCTCATCAAGAAGTCGGCCGCCGCCACCGTCACGTCGAGGACGCCTGACTTCCTCACCGACGGCATGCAGGCGTCCAAGTGCGTCGGCAGCACCACTGCCACCGGCATCACCGCCACCGCCGAAGGCACCGACGCCACGAACTACCTGTGGTCGGAGGGCTTCAACATCGTCGGCAACGGCGCGCTGTACCTCCCCGTCCCCGAGGAACGCATCGGCGTCGGCCCATCGGAGTTCATCGGCCTCAAGCACTCCGTCGCCCCGTCGGGCAACTGGAACCACGGGGTCACCTGGCTCGAGTACGCGTACTGATCCAGCCATGGGCAAGCTGATCGAGGTCGGCCGCCGGCTGGCGGTGCTCGGCGTCGACTTCGATCAGCCCCTTGGCCCCTGGCACATCATGCAGCCGGGCACGTACAACGTCCCCCAGGTCGGGGACGCAGGCAAGACGGTCGGAACCACGCTGTGTCGTCGGTATGCGATCACGAACGGATACGCGGCGGACTTCGCCCCCCAGCATCAGGAGTTGTGCCCAGCGTGTCGTGAGAGGCTGTAGCTCGTGAGCTTCCATGATCCGAAGGCGACGTTCAGGACGCTCTCGCGAGTCCAGCAGGCGGTCGCTTACCGTCGCCGCCGCTACGACCGCCAAGGCAGCCTGCTCCCCGCAGTCACACCGGCAGCGGCGCCGCTCATCCCCGACGGCTTTGCCGCCACGCGCGAGCGCATGCTGCATCGGCGGCCACACTTCCGCCCACGCCCGACGACCGTCTATCAGCGCAACGGCCAGCTCCACCACTCCTACGAAGGGGTGCTGTTCCCGACCGGCACCGACAACTTCACCTTCACCGGCACCGACGGCGCCAGCTGGGGCACCGGGTGGACGTTCACGCAGGGCAGTGGCGACATCCTCACCGACCGGGGCCGGATGGTCACCGGCACCAGCGCGTTCGCTGGTGTGTCGGCGTGGATCGACACCACGTTGGCAGACGTCACCGTCGCCATCGACCTGGAGATGCCGACCGACGACGCGCAGTTCCCCGAGGTGCGCTTCCGCTTCAACACCGGCAACTTCGACTACCTGCGCCTGTTGTTCGAGCCGCACAACGACATCTACACCGTCCACGACTACGACAACGACGTGCAGCAGACGCTGCTCGCCAGCGGCTCGTTCGCCTTCGCAGCCAACGACATCGCCCACATCGAGTTCACCGCCGTCGGCAACAACGTGCAGCTGCGTCTGTGGAAGAACGCAGAGTCCCGGCCGCACGATGCGACCAAGACCTTCTCGTCCAGCTTCGGCGCAACCAACACGCAGCTGATGGTCCGCACCGTCACGTCGAACCTCAGCGTGGCGATCACGAACTACTGGGACAACCTGTCCGTTACCGCCGCCACGGTCCTCGACCCCGGTTCACCGCTCAGCCCCGACGGCCACACCCGAGCACGCCGTCATGCTGCGCAGCGTCCGCTGATCCCGCCGTCGTCACAGCACTGGATCCAGCAGCGGGGCCCGCAGCGCGCCCACAACTTCACGATCGCCCCCGACACGGTCACCGGCACCATCGCCGCAACGGATCAGAACGACACCACCGCCTTCGCCGGGACGCAGATCGACGGCTCAACGCCCGACGGCACGGCGCTGTTCCGCCTCGGCCGCCTGCGGCCGCACATCCGCCCAACGCCTCACCTCGTCCAGCAGCGCACCTGCCAGCGCGCCCGTCAGTTCATCATCCTGCCCGACACCATCAGCGGCACGATCAGCGTCACCGATCAGAACGACACAACGGCGTTCGCCGGCACACAGACCGACAACGCCATCCCCGAGAGCCAGCTCGCTGCGCGCCGCATTGCTCGCCAGCGGCCGTTCATCCCAACACCACGACACCTCGTCCAGCACCGCCTGCCACACCGGCACCGCCAGTTCGTCATCCCCTTCGTCATCACCGGCGTCATCGACGTCACCGACCAGGCCGACACGGCTGCCATCGCCGGTGACATCGAAATCTTGATCGCCGGGATCATCGCCGCCACCGACGGCGCTGATCACATGTTCATCCAGGCTCAGCGCTACGGCAAGGAGCCCGACGCGCAGCGCCGACCGACGATCATCTTCCGTGGCCGGTCGAACCGCATGTACTACGACCCGAACAAGAACCCGGTCACCGGACCGTCGTCGTCTCCCTGATACCGTTCGATCGGACCAACAAGGGTCGACGAGCAACAGGAGTTTCGACATGGCCGCCATCACCGAGACGGGCAACAAGACCATCCACGCCGCAACCGCCAGCACCACCGCCGAGACGTGGGCGCTGCAGCAGAAGTGCAACAGCCTCCGCATCACCAACCGGGACGCTGACCCGATCTTCGTGACCATCGTGGCCACGTCGACCGCCGTCACCGACGACAGCCAGGTCACCATCACCACGGCCGTGGCCGACGCCGACGAGACGTACATCATCCCCGGCGTGCTCACCTCGGGCAGCTACCAGACCCGTGAGATCTGGCGCTCGCCGCGAGCCAAGTTCCTCTGCGGCTCCATCGTCGGCAACGTGTCGACCTACGACATCGAGGGCTTCGACTGGTACTGAGCCCCGTCTGATCGCCGCCCCCTGCACACACCGTCCGCCCGACGTGTGCAGGGGGCGGTGTCGCGTTCGGGCACACTGTTCCGATGGTGACCAAGATTGGTGATGTTCGATACCGAGAAGCCGAGGAGAGACGGCAAGCGCTGCTGGTGCATGTGCGGAACGGTCTGTCGATCACTGACGGGTGCCGTGAGCCTGACGTCAATGTCAGCATCCGCACGTACGAAGGTTGGCGGCGCAAGCACCCGTACTTCGTCGTCGAGATGGACAAGGCGCGGTTGGAGACCAACGGCGGCGCCCTCGAGGCAAAGTGGACCGGCGATCATGCCAGCTTCGGCAAGACCTATTTCGACATGGAGTACGCGTCGTTCCAGCTGGCGTGGCTGAACGAGATCGACAAGATGCGGCCTGGCAACATCGTGCTGTCGTTGTGGCCGCCTGAGCACGGCAAGACCACCACCTACGAGAACCTGGCGTGCGAGCGCCTGGCGGTGAATCCGAACTGGCGTGGCACCGTAGCGTCGGAGAACCTCACGATTGCCAAGAAGATCGTCGGCCGCATCAAGCACCGCATGGAGCCAGCAGGCCCGTTCAAGAAGTTCGTGCGCGACTTCGGACCGTTCAAGCCCAAGACCGGCATGGAGGCCGATCAGACGGTCGCTCAGCCGTGGAGCTCGCAGTATTTCAACGTCTACAAGAAGTCGATGCACGACGAGCGCGACTACTCGCTGATGGCGCTCGGTTGGAAGTCGTCGATCGTGTCGACCCGCACCGACCATCTTCACTTGGACGACCTCCAGTCGGTCAACACGATCAACGACACCAACAAGCTCGAGGACTGGGTGCGTCAGGACGCACTGTCACGGCCCGGCGAGCACGGCATCACCTCGATAGCCGGCACTCGCGTCGGTGAGGACGACGTGTACGAACGCTTCGCTGAGGATCCGCACCTCGATGGCATCTTGAAGGTCATCAAGTTCCCGGCGATCATCACCGACTACACCGACATGAACAACCCGGTGCAGAAGCCGCTGTGGCCCGAGCGCTACACCCTGGAGATGTTGGAACGCCAGCGGCGCAAGGTCGGTGAGGAGGCGTGGAACCGCAACTACATGCAGAACCCAGCTGCCAACCGCAAGAACGCCACCTTCACGCCGGAGAACGTCGAGCACTGCCTCAACCCGCAGCTGTCGTTGCTGCACCATCGGGCAACTCCGAAATCGATCTGCTATGTGACTCTGGACCCGGCAATCGGTGGCATCAACTGCGTCATGGGGCTCGAGATCGGCCACCGCAAGATGACGGTGCGGGCGATCCGCGAGCAGTCCAACCTGTCATCCAACGAGCAGATCATGTCCGAGCTGAACCAGGTCGTATGGATGCTGAACCAGACCGCGCAGGTCACCGACGTCGTCATCGAGAGCATGAACTTCCAGCGCGGTCTGGCGCGCGACGAGCGGCTGCAGGACATGCAGCGTCACTACGGCTTCGCCATCCGTGAGCACCTCACCGGCTGGAACAAGTACGACGAGGACATCGGTGTGCCGTCGATGGTGACCAGCTTCATCAAGGGCGAGATCGAGCTGCCGTGGGCCGAGGACGACTACACCCGCCACGAGATCGGGGAACTGCTGCGCCAGCTGTACGCCTGGAAGCCGAAGGCGCGAGGATCGAAACTGCGCCAGGACCGAGTGATGGCGCTGTGGTTCGGATGGATCCTCTGGCGCAACCGCTGGAAGCACGCTCCTGATGGCATCAATGCCTCGGGGTTCAAACGCAACGTACCCTGGAGCGGAACCAAGTCCGGTTTGATCGTCCCGGTGGGAGCATACGCATGAGGTCATTCGAGGAGATCATCCATCTGGTGCAGCAGATGCAGCGCGAGCAAAGCCCGGTGCTGCAGAAAATGCGCGACGTGCTCGACCGCTACGACGGCGACTGGGTGCTGCCCGTGCCGGAGGTGAAGCAGGAGCCGAACATGCCGCCGCTCACCCCGGCGCTGATCGCAGAGGCCGTCGACAACATGGCCATGCGCGCTGCGTCGGTGCGCCCGATCGTCACCGTGCCGGCGCTCAACCCGGCCAAGGACACAGGCGTCCGGTCGAAGGAGTACGCCGCCACGCGTCGTCGCATCATCGCCGCCACGTACCACCACTCGAAGTGGAACCTCGGCCGCCGGCGGGCGTACCGTCACCTGAGCGCGTACCACACGACGTCCATCTCGGTGGTGCCGAACTTCATCACCGGCATGCCACAGATCCAGGTGCGCGATCCGCTCGGCACGTTCGTCGAGGACCAGGCCGATGAGGAACTGCGCCAGCCCGAGTACGTGGCGTTCATCACCCGCTACTCGGCCGAGCACCTGCGCCGCATCTACCCGAAGTGCGCCTCCGAGAACGGCGGTCCGGTGTCGGGCCGGGAGCTGAAGGCGCTGTGGGACGTTGTCGAGTGGCAAGACCTCGACCAGACCGTGTGGGGCATCGTCGGCCCGAGCGAAGTCACCTCGTGGCAGCAGACCCCGAGCTACCGGGTGCCGTGGATGCAGATCAGCCCGGTGTACCCGAACCGCACCGGCATGGTCAACGGCATCGTCCCGCACAATGTCAGCCTCGGCCGGATCGCCAGCCGCCTTGGCTCCATGCTCGGCATGGTCGACCTGCAGGCAAAGATGATGGCGCTCAACATCATCGCCCAGGAGAAGGCGATCTTCCCCGACATGTACGCCATCGGGCGCCAGGCTGGCAACCCGTCGATCCAGGGAGGCCGGTGGCAGGATGGGCGCGAAGGCAGCATCAACATGCTCGTCGACGTCGAGAGCGTGGGCGTGCTGCGAACCCCACCCGATCCGGCCACGATGCAGACCATCGATCGTCTCGAGCGCAACTTTCGTACTTCGACGGGCCTGGTCCCGCAGTTCGGAGGGGAAACCTACGGTGCCCTTCGTACTGGCCGTGGCATCGATGCTCTTGCGGGCATGGCTGTCGACCCACGAGTCCAAGAGCTCCACGAAATCATGGAGGCGTGGCTCCCGCACCTGAACAGCTGCATCTTGGAGATGTACCGGGCGTACTGGCCCGAGCAGCGGTACGAGCTGTTCTCCGGCTGGCCCGGCGACAAGGGCACGGTGAAGTTCGTGCCGATGCAGCACATCGAGACGCTCGACAACACCGTCAGTTACGTCGTGGCCGGCGCCGACGTCATCCAGCAGACACAGATCCTCGGCTCGCTGTTCGGCGCCAAGGCGATCAGTGCCCGCACGTTCCGGGCCAAGCATCCGTGGATCGACGACCCGGACATGGAAGCGGCAACGGTGGACGAGGAGGAGTTCGAGGCCGCCTTGAAGCAGACCATCCTGCAGCAGATGGTCGCCGGTCAGCTGCCGCCGACGGTGGCCGTGCTGATCCGCAACTATCTGATCAAGGGCGAGGACATTTTCACCGCTGTCGCCAAGGCCGACGAGGAGATGCGCCGACTGCAGGCCCAGCAGGCACCGCCGCCGCCCGAGGGCATGGTGGCACCGCCTGAGGCGATGCCTGGCATGGCCGGTGGTCCCGGCGCGATGCAGCAGCAGCTGCCGCCCGAGATGCAGCCACCGGCCGAGCAGATCGCAGTACCGCAGGGCACCGCAGCAATGCGGCAGCTGATGCAGACCATGGGAGGCTGACATGCCACGCAAGCGACAGACCCAGGCGGGCATGCCTGCACAGGCCGTCTCGCCCGTTGGTGGACAGATGTACGGCGCAGGCGTCGAGCAGGCAGCGCTGCAGCAGGCCATGCCCGCACCTCAGCTGCAGGGAGCTTCGCTGCCTGCGACCAACCCGATGCAGCAGGCCACTGCGCCACCAGCTGGTCAGCCTCCGGCTGCGCCGCCGATGCCGGCAGCCGATCAGTTTGCTGCACTGATGGCGAGCGCACAGCAGCTCAAGGGTCAGGCTGGATTGCTGACGGCACCGTCGGCGCGTCCTGGTGAGCCCGTGACAGCAGGGCTATCGCTTGGTCCCGGTCCTGGCACGGAGGCGCTTCAGGCTCGCACTGGTTCTCCGATCGGTGAGTCGTGGCGTCGACTGAGCGCTGCAACAGGTGATCCCTACTTTGCCGAGCTGGCACGAAAGGCCAACCTGTGAGCGACTTCTCGTTCCTGGCAGACAACCCCGATTTCACCCCCGACATTGCAACGAGGACGCGCCTCGTCACGACCATGAACCGTTACATGGCTGATCGGCCGGACGCGGTGCAGTCGATGGTCTTGTCGAACCTCAGCAACGAGGAGCTGATCGACTCGGCTGGTTCGCTGTACGCAGCGCAGGTCGGTGACGGCATGCTCACGCAGCTGCAGGGGATGACGCCGGCGACACAGCGATCGGTGTTCGGCCAGCTGACCAAGCAGCAGCAGATGGCGCTCGGTCAGATGGGTTACTCGACGCCTCAACGCGACGACGGGTTCGGTTTTGGGGACATCGTTGCGCCGATTGCCGGCGTGACCGGAGCAGTGATCGGCGGCATCGGCAACGTCGTGAAGCCGGTTGCCGGTCCTGCGCTTGAAAAACTGGCCTGGGTAGGCAACTGGCCGGGCCACCTGTACTGCACGAGTCGCATGCAGGACGGGTGGGGTCAGGTCGCTGCGGGCGTGTTCGGTGTCGTCGGTGGCATCGGCGCACTGGCGTTGGCGGCACCGACAGGCGGTGGCTCGCTGTTGGCGTTCGGCGCGTTCGGCCTCGGCGCACTGGGTGCCGGATCAGCAGCAGCTGCCATCGTCAATCCCGGTGACTGGATGCGAGCGTTTGACGCATCGTGGGACGGTGAGCGGACGTTCAAGCCGGGGGCGCTGCGTCGCGTCGACGAGATGCTGGGCGATCCTCGACTGAGCGGCCTTGCTCAAGACCTGGCACAGATCGACGGGTTCTCGTTGAGCGAGCTGGCCATGGAGACTGCGTCAGCGCGTGGCGGCGGTGAAGCCCGCCAGATGGCCATGATCGAGCAGCTGGCCTCCCGCATGGGTGGTGTGGGCACTCCCCAGTTCCAGCAGGCGGCCCAGACCATCTTCGCTGTCACCCAGGACGCCACGTTCCAAGAGGCCGTCCGAGAACTGCAGCGAGCGAAGTACAGCCCAGGCCGTGACATCGCTGGCTTGTTCCACCTCGACCCTGACAGCACGATGTACAACGTCCTGTCGGGTGGCGTGGACTTCGCCTTCACCATTGCTGTCGACCCGACGATCATGCTTGGCGGAGTCAACAAGATCTACAAGGCGCGCACGTTCGGTTTGGCGCTGAACGAGGGCTCCAATCTCGCTGAGGTGTTCGCTGACGTGGCCAAGCACCCGAAGGTGCTGCGCGGCCACGAAGCCATTGTCAACGCCATGAACGCGGAGAACATCGACGAGATCTGGAGGATCAGCAAGTCCTTCGGTCGAGAAGCCGAAGCGCTGATGCAGCACCGCAACGTGCTCAAGGCCTATGGCGGACTGGTCGACGGCAAGTTCACCGTCAAGCAACTGCACGAGTACATGCTGTCTCAAGCTCACAACACGCCGCTGTTGCGCGGTGTCGGTTCGGTGAACGGCACTGATCGGTACATCCTCGAATCGTGGGGCTTTGCTCGCGAGACGTACCAAAACGTGGCGCGATCGGCTCGTGCGTTCACCGACGGTATGGGCGACGAGGGTCTGCTCCGCAAGATCGAGCACTTGACGAAGCAGGGCCAGGACATCAGCGCTGCTTTGCCGGCGGTGATGACTGCACGCCTCACCGAGCACGGTTCGATCATCCGGCCCGAGCTCTACAACCAGGGTGCGCCCCTGTCGTACATGGCAGGTCGCTACGCCGGGAAGATGCCGGGCATGGCTCGTCTTGGCGAGGTGATGACTGCTATGACGACCATGGCGCCTGCCAATGCGTCGTTCGCTGTCAACGGCCCGGACGCGGCCAGGGACATGCGTGCTCTGTCGGAGATGGGTCGATCCATGAACATGCCGTCGTACGCACGGCGCATGTGGCGCGACTCCATCATCGCTGCCGATTCCAACGCCACGCGCGTCGAACTGATCAACGGCTGGTTCGACAACGCCCTCACCATGTCCGGTGTACGCGAGTTGCCCGAAGGTGATCGTTTGGTCGGTGAGGTGTTGGAGCGATTCCACCACGCCTACGGCGCAGATGACTTCTTGCAGATCAACGGACGCACCTCCCACACCGGCATCTTCCTCAGCCAACAGGCCGACCGGGTGCTGATGCCGGACCTCAAGACGTTGATCAAGACCGTGCGCGCAGCGCACTTGGCTCGGTTCCTCGACGTGCTGGACGTCGGCGTGGTGGAGACAGCGATCACGAAGGTGTGGAAGCCGGCGGTGCTGCTGCGCCTGGCGTTCATCCCTCGTGCGGCCGGTGAGGAGTTCTTGGCATGGACGCTGCGCGGCGGCCTGGGCGGGTTGGTGCAAGAGCTGTCGGCGCAGGGCATCGGCAAGACGCACGTCTACGACAACGTCATCCGCAAGCTGGCAGACAACCCGAACGCCAAGCTGACCGCATCCGAGGAGTGGGTCCGCAAGCAGGGCCCGCTGGCCAACATCCCGGCATACCTGCGCCCGGTGGTTCGGATGATGTCGGCAATCGGTTGGGGCGACCCGATGGTCAAGCACCTCGAGACGTTCGGACGTTGGCAGCGCGACCTGCTCGCAGAAGGCTTTGGCGGGACCGAGGACGCCATCCGTGGCGCAATCCGTCGTGGCATCACTGGCGTCGACTTCGGTCCGGTCCGGGCTGGTCCGCGCCTCAACATCGCAGAAAACGTCGACACGATCTTGCTGGGCAACCCGTACTCGTGGCGGCGCATGTTGTTCGGCGGTGTCGACAGCGAGCTGGTGCGCGCAGCCGATCAGTTCTACGGGCAGAACGGCACCGCCATGTGGCGGGCGACGTCGGCCATCAACTCCGGCCCGGTCGATACCGGCCACGATCAGCGCAAGATCATTCGGGAGACGTACACCGATCGCAAGGGCAACGTCCGCACCCGTGAGATGGTGACCATGCGTGGCTCGCCAACGCTGCGGTCACGCAACAACGATCCGTACTACGCGTCGGCTGTTCACCACAACGTGACCATGGCGACCGACGACGTGCTGCACAAGGCAGCTATGGCGGAGATCCGCCTGATCCGCCCGGTCGCCCTCGAGGAGCAAGCGATCTTCGACGCGCTGCAGCCGTTCGTTGACGTCAACACTTACCTCGGGCGCAAGATCATCCGCGAGTTCACCGACGAGTTCAACCCTGACACCTGGCGTGGGCTGATGGGCGAGCTGCAGCGTGAGCACCCGCTGCTGGCTCGCGAGCTGTCGCTGCGCATGCCTGCCAGCGGCTTGGACGAACCTGACCTTGATCTGGTCATCGATGCGTTGCGCGCTCACCAGCAGGCGCTGATCGCCGCCGGCGAGTTGCCGGCGTTCATCGACAACATGCTGGGCGAGGTCATTGCTGCTCGGTCGATGTTGGACTACTACCGGACGCTTGACCCCGGCCATCGCAGCTTCCTCGCCACTCAGGTGGACGACCTGTGGAATCCAACGTCAATGACGCACGACATGCTCAAGGACTTTGTCAATGGCGTCGGTGAGGAACTGCCCGGTCCGTCGCTGTCGCTGTTCCGAGGCATGCAAGCCAAGAACCAGTTTAAGATCCACCCCAACGGCGATCTCGAGCTGTTCGGCATGCCACAGGATCACTGGAACCCTGCCCACAACGACCCGTCTGGCACCGGTCAGGGCCTCAGCATCTCGTTTTCCTCCAACCGTGAGCATGCAAGGAGTTACGCGGAGAAGCAGGGCGAGGCGAACCTCAACGGCTTCACGGTCGAAGTCGACGCCAACCATGTGTACGGCGAAACTGGCCAGCCGAAGCACCCGACGGGAGCACAGGGATTTGCGTGGGCAGGTGATCAGGACGGCGGGTTTGGCGCGTACTACTTCGGCCAGAACGGCGAGATCAACATCAACCTGCAGGACAACGTCGTCAAGCACGACCTCAACGATCCTGCCATTGTCCAGAAGCTAGAGGCGTTGGAAGCTCATCGTTCGGAGCTGATGACCGAAGTCAACCTCATGCGGGACGAGTTCCAGCAGTTCCAGATGGACGCCGGCGATCCGGTGTACGGGCTGAGCGACGACGAGGCCCGCAAGATCGATGAGATGACGGCCACGCTTGACGCGAAGTGGCGTGAGGTCACCGATGTCGAGATCGAGATTGACGACTTGGAAAACGACAAGATTCGCGTGCTCAAGCAGGAGTCCATCATCATCCCTGCTGGCAAGTGGAAGGTGATGGCGAACCAGTCGGACCCTGTTCAGGTGGCCGCAGCCAAGGACGCAGTGCGGGCCAAGCTGGTCAAGTTCGACGACTGGTACAAGACGCTCACCGACGATGAGCTCGAGCAGATCGTGTTGCAGATCTACACCGTAGATCCGGCCACACTTGATCTAGACGTTGAGGAGGTGCTGAACTCTCTCATTCGTTTCGGCCCAAGTCGACCGACGAGTTGGCAGCAGCTCAACGATCCGGTTGCAAGCACGGTGTCGGCCAGTGCAAACCCTGATCGCATCGATGACTGGGAGCAGATGGCGGTTCGTACTCTGGCTGACCGTCAGGGCAAGACGGTGTCCGAAGTTTTGGACGCACTCGACGCCGCCAATCCTCCGCCGTCGATCGAGCAGTACGTCGACGGAGCCCGCAGAGTCGCCAACTTTGCCATGATCGAGGGCAGGTTGTTCTCGGTAACCACGGCGCCGGATTTCTCCGACTTCCAGGCGCGTCTCTTCCAGCTTGCTTCGGATCTTGAGGACGTCGCGATCCGAACTGGCAGCCAGAACGACCTCGCAGCGTTGGACATGGCCAACGAACTGGTGAGGTGGTCGTGGGACAAGGAAGCAGAAGTGGCTTTTACGCGCATGGGCAACGACGAGATGAAGGAGCATTTCTTTCAAGTGGCCGGCGAGGGGTTCGCTAGGGACGCAGGGTGGAACAAGACGATTGGCAGCGCAGAGAACATGGTCGAGTTGAAGAAGGGGGTGCGCGAGGGCTTCCATCGCGACTTTGCAGCCAAGACGCCACTGGAGTTCTTCGACGGCATCCACGAGTTCGACAAGCCGACGTCGTGGGGCACCAGGCCGTCACAGTCGCCGTTCCACAAGTCGTGGGACGATGCCGCACCGCACATCCAGCGCCGGGTGAGAGATGCACTCAACGACCCGAACAACGCCGACAGCGTCGAGCACTCGCTGCGTCAGTTGGCCGACGATCCCGACAACCTGATCGGTCAGTACAACGCCGTCGTGAAGGCAGGATCGCGTGAGATTTGGTCGGTCGATGATCTGACCCACCAACGGATGCAAGGCAACTTCTGGAACCCGTCGTCGTTCAGCTACGAGGACGTGTTGCAGGCAGCGCCTGACGAGGCAGCACGTCGGTGGATCATCATGCACCGTCAGCTGATCGAAGAAACGTTGGCGACAGGCGCTGGCAACGTGGTGTCGTCGTCGCGTGAGCTTGTACAGGCGCTCGACAACGCGGCTGGCTACACCGGCAAGACCGGCGCGCTGATCATCGACCGGCAGGTCATGGCCGCCACGTTGAAGGAACCCAAGACCACGTGGGGCAAGGACATCGAGGTGTGGGATGTCGATGACCAGTTGCTGCTGGAGCGGCGGGCAACTCGTCGCACGGACGACGCCGACTCGAAGATGGAGGAGTGGGCCTCGCTGGCCGAGGGCCGTATGCGCCAGCTGTTCACGGCCCGCACCCGCCAGGGCTTGAAGCCGAAGGTCCGTCCTGGGCAGGAGTTGGCTGACGGCACCATAGGCCCAGCGCGGCCGCTGGTGTTCCACGATCCCGACCAGCGGTTCCCCGTCGGTGCCGACGAGCTGATCACCGAGCCGGGCATGTACTACGACCACAAGGGCCGGCTCGTGCCCAACGGCAGCCTCAACTACTTCGACCAGGGCGTGACCAAGGTCGACGAGAAGGGTGAGGTGATGTGGGCGTTGTACGGCCCAGCGTCACGCGACGCCGACGACGCCATGTGGGGTCGCCAGTTCTACGTACCCCAAGAACATCCAACCGTGGGACGTGGCAGAGCCGAGCCAACGCGTGACGTCATCCCGGCGTACCGCTCGCAAGAGCGTCACGTCACCAAGGTGGGCGCCGATCAGCTGCCGAGCTACGCCATCGGTGAGACGCTCACGTCCAAGGAGCGTGGCGGCTGGGACAAGTTCGTCTCGTTCGGGTTCGATCGCGTTATCGGTCCTGCGCTCGACTCGATCGTCCGCAACCCGATGGCGTTCCACCACTTCTCGCGCCGGTTCATCGAGGCTCGCAAGGGCATGAGCTGGCTCATGTCTCCCGAGATGAAGCAAGGCCTCGAGGAGATTGGCCGCACCATGTCGGTGATGTCGTTGCCGGACGGTGTCGACGCGCGTGCGCTCGGTCGGCAACTGCGTGACGTGGCCGTGTACGACGGCCTGGTCGGTGCAGAGAACTGGAAGGACGCTCAGGCGTTGGCCTGGATGCGTGGTCACACGGCAGACGAGTTCGACGAGCTGCTGGCACGGTCGATCACTCGCGCCGATGCGCAGAAGGCGGCTCGGTCGGCTTCGTGGAAGCAGGCGAATCCTGACGGCACGATGCCCCCTCGCGTGTTGACGCGTGCGGACAGTCAGGCCGCCAGCGCCGGCGTCTCGGCCAACCAGTTGAGCAAGCACAACAGCGGCGAGTTGATCAACGCACTCGGGAGCGAGGCGACGTTCGATGAGGTGCTGACCTATGTGGAAAGCCAACTGCCGCCAGGTGCGCTCGACTCCGTCGATGCTTTCAGCACCAGCCGTGTCACCGACATCGTGATGGCACACCCGGTGCTGAAGCAACTGCAAGGCGGCGAGTGGGAGGAACTAATCAAGGGGTCCACTACCCGAAACCACATCAACACGGCGTCGGGTGAGTTCGCACAGATCACGGCGATCAACGACATCGTGCCGTTTCTCGACAGCCACGAGTTCAAGACCCAGTTCGCTGAGTACGGCAAGGGCATGCTGCCTTTCTGGTACGCCGAAGAGAACTTCATGAAACGCTGGGCGCGAGGGCTCATCAACGAAGGACCGGCGATGATCCGCAAGGCGCAGCTCGGCTACATGGGGTTGAAGGAAGCTGGCGTCGTTCGCACCGACGAGAACGGCCGCGACTGGTTCGTGTACCCCGGCAGCGGACTGCTGATCGACACGATCAGCCGGATCTGGCCGGGTTTGGGCACAATCGCCGGTGGCATCATGTTTCAGACGCCGACCGACTCGATGTTCCCTGGCCTCAGCGCACGCTTCGGCCAGCCGTCGTTCACCCCGCTGGCCACGCTGCCGCTCGACTTGGTCACGGCAATGTTCCCCGAGCTCGAGCCGATCCAACGCGCCGCCCTCGGTGACTTCTCGTCAAGCCGCAACGTCATCCAGACGTTGATCCCGACGACGGTGACGAACTTCTACGAGTCGCTCACGTCGTCGCCCGAATCGAACCCCAAGTACGCAGCGGCTGTCACGGCCGCACTCGCGCAGATGGATGCGGCGGGTCAGATTCCTGACAACCTCACACCAATGCAGGTCGATGAGCTGATGGATCGGGCACGCGATCACGGTCGCATCATCCTGTTTGCTCAGATGCTCACTGGTTTCACAGCGCCTGGCCCGCCGTCGGCGCTGAACGCCGGCGAGACGGCGTCGTTCCTCGGCATCGGGGCACAGGATCCGTCGTCGATCGTGCGTGGTCGGTATCTGCAGATGGTTCGCCAGTTCGGCATCGAGCAGGGCACCATCAACTTCATGGAAACGTTCCCCGACGCCACGCTCGAGGACGTGGTCAACCCGATGGCGTTCACGCAGGCTCGTGGTGCCTCTGCATCCGGTGCGCCCATCTCGTCCACCGAGGAAGCGCTTGCCTGGTACGACATCAACTCCGACTATCTCAACGAGTTCCCCGACGCCGGGCCCTGGCTGCTGCCAATGCTCGACGGAGGCACTCGCACGCAGTTCGCCTACAACCAGGTGGTCGAGCGGGGGTTGCGCGTGCGCAAGAGCCCCGAGGAGTTCTTCCGGGCCATGAAGTTCAGGACAGCGGCGGGTGACTACTTCGCCATGCAGCGCAAGTACAACGACGCCATCGCCCTTGCTGGCCAGAACGGTGACAGCGATCGCGTGTCGGCGCTCAAGGACGAGCGGGATTACCAGATGCTGATCTATCGAGCTGCTCACCCGATCTTCTCCGAGGAGCTGCAGTCGAGCGACGGACGCGAGCGCCGGGCCCGCATCATCGAGCAGATGCGGATCATCGTCAAGGATCCAGAGGCGCCGCGCTCGGACATGAACGCTGCCCAGCTCGACGGCATGATCACGATGATCGACGTGTTCGACGACTACAAGGTGCGGATGGCGACCCTGTCGAACGATCGGTCGGCCAACGGTCGGGCCGAGATCGAGTTCTTGAAGCAGCAGTACGCAGACTTCATGGAGCGATACACCGCAACGAACCCCAAGCTGATGCCATTCTGGAACAGCGTGCTCGAACCAGAATCATCGCTGAGCTAGGAGGCCGTCATGTCGAATGAGGAACCCGAGGATCGCACATCCACCGATCCGGTCAAGGAGTGGGGCGCCTCCGACTTCTACGGCATCGCGATTGATCCGAAGTTGTTGGAGCGCGGCGTTGGTGAAGATGAGCTGTCAGCGTCGGCGGCGCGTCAGGACATCTTCGAGCGCCTTGAAGCAGCCTTGGTAGCGTCTGGAGCCAACGTCGCGAACCGACGAGACGAAGCACGCGATTTGGCCAAGCTGATCGTCGCGTCGCTGCCCGACAACGCCATGTCGGCTGGTGTGATTGCAGCGATCGACCTGCGGCCGTACGCAGCTCGGTACGTCCAGTTCGATGCGCGAGGCCCCGACGACGAGCGGTTCTTGAGCGAGGACGGCACGGCCGACATGGTTGGTCGGCAAGCGCTTGTCGATGGTTTGAATGCTCAGGCCGAGCGCGCAGTTGAGAACGCAGTCAAGAGCTACGGGCTGTCGTTGGCACAGGTCGAGGTGGCCAAGAAGGAGATCACTACGTTCGATCCCACCAAGGCTGGCATCTCGTTCGAGGTGCAGGCGTTGGAACGTGGATCGACCTTCAGTCAGGCCGCTGCAGGAGGTGCGCTGCCGGCAGGTGCAGACGCGACCAATCCGATGTCGCCCACCTGGGATCCCAGCACGCTGGTGGAACGGCAGACTCAACAGGTCGGCATTCCCGAGGAAGAACTGCGGCAACTGGCTGCCAGTGGGATGACCGACTTGGCAGGGTTGTTCAGCCAAGAGCTGCAGCTGCAGAGCGAGCGGAACACCAAGGACTATCTGCCGGTCGAGATTGCTCAGCAGGGCGGAGTGGACATCGCTGGTGGCACGCGCGGCCAGATGAAGAAGCTGTCCATCATCAACGCCATGACCTATCTGCAGACGTTGCCCGATTCGCAGGTTGCAGACATGCAGAAGAAGATGGCAGCCGCCGGCTACTACAACGAGCTGAGCACTCCGCGTGGCTACATCGAGGGCGACGCGTTCGACGACGCCACCATGGAGGCGTGGAACAACCTGGTGATGGAGTCGATCTCTCGCAACGTGCCGGTGACCAAGCTGATGGGCGCGCGACTGCAGGGCTACCAGGAGCGCAACCGCGCCAAGCTGGAGCAACAGCTGTTGCCCATCGACCAGCAGTATCTCGACCAGGCGGGCGACATGGCGATGCAAGAGCTGGTGGGTCGTCAGTTGACCGTGGCTGAGTCCAAGCAGTTGGTCAGCTACCTCGACACGTTGCGGAGTCAGCGCGCCGGGTATGTGCAAGGTGCTGGCGACATCAACCAAGGGATCGACGGGCCGCTGCGGGGCGACTACGGCTTCGACGACAACGACATCAACGCGCGCATCCAACAGTTGGCGGCTCCTGAGATGGCAGGCCAGCGCGGTTTCGATACGGCACAGAAGGTCTGGCAGGCGTTCGACCTTGGCGAGATCGACACTCAGGCGTTGGCGCAGTGGCGACGGGACAACCGTCCCGCCACGTTGGGCAAAGAGGAGGAGTACTGATGTCGGTCGGATCACGAGGTGGTGGCAACCCCAACCCGCCCAGAACCCCAACGCGAGCGCCAACACTGCCGCCGCAGCCGGCACGCACGGGCGGACAAACGCCGAACCAGCCGTCGCGGCCCGGCCTCGATGATGCGACGCAGTACCTCGCGTACGACACATGGTGGGATAAGTCGGGCTACTTCTGGACGCAGTGGATGCTCGCCAACCCAGAGCAGGCGGGGTGGATCAAGGCGACGGCGTGGAAGTACCAGACCCCTGACGAGGTCATCGACAAGTTCATGCAGCTTGGCCTGCAGTCGCCGAAGTCGACCACGCCTGGCGGCGGATCACGGCCGGTCGGTGGAGGTGGCGGCGGCGTCACCAAGGAGCAGCAGTACTTGTCGGCGCAGGCATCGATTCGCAACGAAGCGGCCAAGCTGGGTCTGCAGATCAACAACGACAGCGTGGTCACGTTGTCCAAGGTCGCCGTCGATAACAACTGGTCGAACGATCAGCTGATGGACTACCTCGTGCCAGGTGCGACGAACACGACGGCTGCTGGCACCATCACCGTCGGCGTCGACCAGATCAAGAAGATGGCGGCGAACCAGCTGCTGAACGTGAGCGACGCCACCGCGCGCGAGTGGGCGAGCAAGATCGCCTCTGACGAGATGACGCTCGAAAGCGTCGGCTCGCTGTTGCAGGCGCAGGCGACGATGAAGTACGGGTGGGCGGCTAGTCAGATCAACCAGGGCGTGAGTGTGCGCGACATGATGCTGCCCGGTCGAGACGTACTGGCGCGTGAACTCGAGATGGACGCTGAGTCGATCGACCTGATGGATTCAAAGTGGCTTGGCATGCTGCAGACGGCAGACACGTCCAATGGCACGGTGCGAGCGGCAACCGAGAGCGAGCTGACCATGAGGGCTCGCAAGGATGAACGCTGGGCCAGCACGCGTGGGGCAAGCGTGGCTGCCAGTCGGACAGCGTCGATGATGCGAAGCTACTTCGGTGGATAGGAGCACCTGATGGCAACCGCAGAGGAGCAGCAGTTCTTCAACTGGTTCAACACGCTCAGCCCGGACGAGCAGTCGAACTTCCAGTCGACGTTCGGCAACGGCAATGGGCCAGCGACGACGACTGCACCGACGACGCCGGCGGCTGTGCCGGGCGTGACTGCACCAGCAGCAACGCCGGTCGACGACGGCGCAGCAGTGAAGGCGCGCAACCGTCAAGTGTTCGACACCATGGCGTTGATCCTGCAGCAGTCGGGCCTGGGCGACTTGTTCTCGGTCGACGCCAACGGCAACCCGGGCGGCTGGCTGTGGAACCAGATCACCTCCGGTGTTGATGACGAAGCAGCGTTGCAGCTGGCGTTTGAGCAGACGCCGCAGTTCATCCAACGGTTCCCGGCCATCGTTTCCATGCGCAAGGCCACAGCTACTGGAGCACCGGGCATCGTGCCAACACCGGCACAGGTGCGCGAGTACGAGTCGACCGTGTCAGCCACCATGCGACAGGCCGGGCTGCCGGCCTGGTTCTACGACGAACCCAGTGAGCTACAGACGCTCATGGTCGCCAATGTCTCGGCGCTCGAGGTCGAGGAGCGACTGGGCCGCAGTTGGGAGCTCGTGCGCAACACCGACCCGTTGGTGCTCCAGGCGTTCGGTGAGTTCTTCGGCGTGCAGGGCGACGGCGCATTGGCTGCGTTTTTCCTCGACCCGACACGCACGACCGCTGCGCTCGATCGCGCCGCACGCACGGCGTACACGTCGGGCATGGGCAACTCGATCGGCCTCAACATCGGTCGAGGTCTGGCCGACCGCATCGCCGGCCTGCCGTCGACCGAGGGCGGCATCTGGCAAGACCTGCAGACCGTCGGCCGTCTGACGGCCAGCGGTGGCGTGTTCGACGAGAACATCGGGGAGGTGGATGATCTGACTGCCGAGGGCGAGGGCATCGGCTCTGTGCTGCTCGGTGACGGAGAAGCATCCGCCAAGATGGAGCGGCGTATCATCGAGCGCAAGGCAATCGAGACGTCATCGCAAGGTGGCGCCGCACTGACCGAAGCCGGCCTGACCGGCGTAGCGACAGCGTGAGGAGGTGAACCATGGCTGACGGCAAGTACATCAACCCCGCCACCAAGCGCGGCGTGCAGCCGGTCACGGGCTCGACGAGCACCGTGTCCACGGGCAAGGACAAGCGATACACCCCCTGTTGCAACGGTGGCAAGTAACGTCCCCCCCCAGGCATTGCAGCCAGACGAAGGCCACCGACTTGTGGGCGGTGGCCTTCGTCGCGTTTGAGGATCGTTGCATTTGCAACGACGTTCGTGGCACACTGCGCGTGCACGGGTGAGCTGCAACCGGCCCCGAGCGATCAGTGGTGAGCTGTCACGGCCCACTGGTGGGAGTCCCCGTCGCTCGCCGACGACGGGTGCGAGCAAGGCGCATGGCACATCCAATCCCAGAGGAGAACACGCATGTCCAACATCCCCGATCACGACGACGACCAGGCCCCCGAGACGAACGCCGGGCTGCGCGAAGCAGCACGGCTCGGCAAGGAAGCGCAGGCTCGAGCGGACCAACTGGCCCGCGAGAACCTGTTTCTCCGAGCAGGGGTCGACCTCGACAACAAGGTCGGACAGATGCTGTTCAAGACGTGGGAAGGCGACACGATCGACGCGCTCAAGGCAGAAGCCAGCGAGCTCGGCGTCATCGCAGGCCCACGACCGGCGTACAGTCCCGAGGAAACCAGCCAGCAGCAGTTCCGTCAGACGATGACCGGGCCACCCCCGGCAATGACTCCGCCAGCCGAAGCACCGCACCCGACCGAGACGGCCGTGTCGCAGTTCCACGCTGACCGGAAGAAGGGCGTTCCGATGGAAACCGCTCAGCTCGCTGCGTTCGATCGGATCTTCTCCGCCGCAGCATCAGGTGACAAGCGTGCGATCCACGATCCCGTGGCGTATCAGCAGGAAGCTGCGAACTACGGACACGGGCGTTCACGTCGTGGCTAGCCGACCCGTTGGTCAGTGCGAGGGACCATGCGATCACTACGCATGCCACCTCCGCTCCAAGGGGACTCTCGTCTCGCCACGCGCCGAGATGACCAGGACACAGAACTGGAAGCCGACGGTGGTTCCACCGCCGTCGCACTACAAGAACTTCATGTACGAGGACCGGCCGGGAGGGGCGAAGATGCCCATCCTGAACAAGCACGGCGATCAGATGAGGCATCGCGAGTTCCAGTCGAGGCGATCGGTCATCGAGGAAACCCAGCGTCGCAATCGAAACCCCACCAGCTGAAGGAGCTGAGCCACCATGGCCGAAGAACTCGCAGGACCAGCGTTCTACTCGTACAACCTCACCACCGAAACCAAGGTCAACATCGACGAGCTGATCTACTGCTTGTCGCCGCTCGACCTGCCCTTGCTCCACGGCATCGGCGCCGACGGCGTGCCGCTGCTGCCGAGCCTCCCCGTCGACAACACGATCTTCTACTGGCTCGAGGAGGAGGTGCCGCTGCCCCGTGGCACGCTCAACGAGTCGGGCTTCGACAGCTCCGAGACCGACTTGACGGTCTCGACCGGCGATGCCGTGAAGTTCGTCGTCGGTGACCTCATCCGCGTCGACGACGAGATCATGCAGGTGACTGCGATCGACACCTCGACTGAGGTGCTCACGGTCATTCGTGGCTCGGCAGCCACTACCAACACCACGGCGGCGGCGCACCTGATCGGCGCTGAAGTCATCGGCCTCGGCACGATGCTCGACGAAGGTGCCATCGGTGGTGCGAACTACCAGGGCCGCGACAAGTACTCGAACTACACTCAGATCTTCTCTGGCAAGATCCAGGTGTCGCGTACCGAGCAGCGCATCCCGAAGTACGGCGTGCCGAACGAGCTGAACAAGCAGTCGATGAACCGGCTGCAGCACCTCATGCAGGGCGTCGAGCAGACCGCCCTGTTCGGCGTGAAGCACCAGACCTCGGACAGCAAGCGTCGCTCAACGGGTGGAGCCGACTACTTCATCACGAGCAACGTCAACAGCACCGACAGCTGGCTGACCGTCGCCTCGATCGAGGACATGCTGCAGCTCTCCTACAACGAGGGCGGCACGTTCGAGTACATCATGGCGCAGCCGGCGGCCTTCCAGGCGCTGAACAACATCACCGGCAACGAGCGCGTCCAGACCGTCATGGTCGAGGACTCCCGCCGTGGCCGTCAGCGTGCGCTGCAGGTCATGACCGAGTTCGGTGAGGTGCAGCTCGTCCGCAACCGCTGGATGAAGAAGTCCGTCAGCGGCTCGGCCGTCGGTGAGGCGTTCGCGTTCAGCCGGGAGAACTTCGTCGAGCGCGTGTTCCAGCCGCTCATCCAGGAGAAGCTGGCCAAGACCGACGACACCGACACGTACATGATGGTGACGGAGCTCGGCTTCGAGGTGAAGGGCCAGGGCCACATGGGCAAGTGGACCGCTCTCAACTTCGACGCCAGCCTCCCCGTCGACCTCGTCTGATCCACCGGAGCAGGGCAGTAAGGGGGGCGGGCCTACCAAGGCCCGCCCCCCTTGGCGTGAGAGGATCAGCACATGGCCAGAACTTCCGTTTCCACCACGGTCCAGCGCATCCGCCGCCAGCTGGCGGCGAACTACCGCTGGGAGTACAACGCTCTCGGTCTAGCGCTCGACGCCAGCGAGACGTCGGTCGAGCTGGAGCTGACGCACAACAACAGCATCCGGGTCGGCAGCATCCTCAATGTCGGCACCGAACTGATGCGTGTCACGGTCGCCAGCCCGACGTCGAACGTCGTCACCGTCGTGCGCGGCTGGCTCGACTCTGAAGCAGTTGCGCACACCGTTGCTGACGAGGTGCTTGTCAACCCTCGGTTCACCACGCAGGACATCTACGAGGCGATGATCGACGAGATCGACTCGTGGTCACCCAACTTGTTCCGGGTGCTCACCATCGAGGACGACATCAGCGCATCGCAAGAAACGATTGAACTGCCGGCGTCGCTGACCAACATGCTCGGCCTCACCGACGTGCGAGCGATTGCCACCGATCTGGCTGGGGCCCGGTACGCGTGGCCGTCGATCGACGTGCGACTCCACCGTCATTCGACGACATGGAGCGACGCAACGACATCTGGAATCCTGATGCGACTGATCACACCAATCGCTTCAGGCACGATCGTCTACACCGCCCGGCTGCCGTTCGACACGTCGCTGGTCACGATGAGCAACGACCTCGTCACCGACGTCGGGCTGTCGACCACCATGCTCGACGTGCTGTCACTCGGGGTCAGGCTGCGCATCGCCGCTGAGGACGAGATGAGCCGGCTGCAGCAGCACATGCAGGATCAGCCGCAGCGTGCCGCTGACCGGCCGGTTGCTGCAGGCGTGCAGCCGTGGCAGGCGTTGCGCCAGATGTACACCGAGCGCAAGACCCAGGAACGCATCCGCCTCAACACGCTCTACCCGATCGCGTTCCAGCCGTGATCACGATTCCGTTCCGGGGAGCTGGCTGGCCGT